GATAGCGCCGTCCCGCTGGCGTAGTACAGCATATCTCCTGCCGTATACGACGAGAGCCCCGTTCCGCCATTGCCAGTGCCAAGCTGCCCAGAAACCGCCGCAGTCTGATTTAATGCAACTGCATTCCACTCAACCTGAGTGCCGCCGGCGTTGACAACCAAAGACTTGTAGCCAATCCCAATCGGCAGCTTTGACCAAGTATTGGCAGCAGAACCGTACAGCAAATCGCCCGTTGTTACCGTCGAGGTCCCCGTACCCCCAAGCGTCGCAGCAATCGTTCCAGAAACATTGATGGTTGTACCAGCAACCGTGATATTGGTTCCGCCGGTGTACGCTGTCTGGTCAGCAAATAACGTAAACGTCAGCGCGGTGGTGCCAACTACAATCGTCCCAAGCACAGACAAAATGTAAGAGTCTCCAGCAGAGGTCGCCCCGCCCGTGATAAAGAAATAAGCGTTGTTTGCGATCTCGCCAGCCGCAGCCGTGTCAAAGTCCGTTGCGCGGGTCAGTATAAATGGAGTCCCGGCGGAACCTACCTGCGTAACCGTATAAACGCCGTTCTGCAAGCCAGAGGCTTGATCTTTAATCAACACCCTAATTCCAGCGGTAACCGCCGTGGCATCAATTGAAAGAGCCCCGTTAGCCGTTGCCGTTAGAGTCGCCCCAACACCCGATGCTCCGTTACTGTAGGTGCAAGACGGCAGCGCAGCAACCGAAGCCAGCACAACCGAAGGATGCACTACAAAACCGCCGCCAGCAGAGGCATCAACGTATTGCTTTGTAGCCGCTTGCAAAGCAAGGGTTGGATCTGCATTGAGCAGAACCGTGCTTCCAAACGTGGACGCGCCACCGAAGTACGTTGTGCCGTTTACGTTTAGCTTATACCCAGTATCCGTCGAGGTTCCAATAAGGAAATTGCCCGTCCCTTTAATGGTCGCCCGAGTATTTGCGGTTAACGTGCCGCCAGTAAAAAAGATAATGTCGCTAGATGTGTTGCTCGTTCCTAATAGGAGAGCGCACGCCTGACCGCTGCTGCCTCCGCCGGTGTACACATAAGCCCCATTCGCGGGAAATACCGTGTACGTCGGGTTTGTGTAGTTTGAGCTAGAAATCCCCATGTCGATAAAATACGAATCGACATCAGAGGCGTCGTTGTAGGCAACATAGTCAACCGAAGCATCAGAACCGTTGTTAGTGTTCTGAATGTAATTAAGCTGGTAGCCGTTGTAGTTCGTAACAGCGCTAGAAAACGTCTGTATAAACGGCGTGTAAGCGCTGGCACCGGACCCGGTCAGCTTAACCGTCCCAGTAATGGCTGGCGTCTGCAAGGTCGGGGTGGCGTAAGTACCGCCCGTGATTGTCTTGCCAGTAAACGTCAGAGCCGAGGGAAGAGATACAACTACGTTCCCCGTTGACGGAGACGCAGTAATCTCATTCGCGGTTCCGTTGACCGAGGTCACGCCACCGGCCGCGCCGTTTGATGCGGCCGTTATCTGGCCCTGAGCATTAACCGTGATGTTTGCAGTGGTATATGACCCCGGCGTAACCGCAGTGTTCGCTATAGCAATCGTTGGATTGCCGGATACCCCGCTACCGTTAGTGACCGACATCCCGGTCCCAGCAGTAATAGTTCTGCCGACAACGGTCGTAGAGTCAGTCTTGGTTTGGATGCCGGTGCCAGCGCTTACTAAAGACGACAGAGCGCCGGTTGTGGTGACGTTCAGAACCCCTTGCGGACTACTCGCAGTGAGGGTCAATCCGTTAGTCGCCCCGAGATACCGACTATTGGCCAGCGTAGGCTCGTTCGATAAGGTAATGAATGTCTGGGTCTGCACCGGAGACCCGGCAAGCGCCAGCGCCGTCGTCTGGACCGTCTGGCCATTCTGCACAACCGGAACTAATTCACTGCCGGTTATAGTGCCAGCGGTAGGTAGTTGGGTGATCGTTACATTTGCCACACTAGACCTCTATGCTATCCAAGTTGCCATTGTTTTCCGGCGTCTGAATGTTCTGCTGCGGCGAGATCACCCATTGATTGTTGCCGGTCACAATCAAGTTGTTGTTGTCAACGGCAATACTCTCATCAGGTCTTGGGAATCTTATCGTGATTTTCTCAGTTTTCCTAGCCGGTAAACGATACGGATCAAACTGATCAGCACAACCTTGATCACATACCTGTAAACCCGGAAAGTTTGGATCCGATCTCATCACCGAATGCGCACGCTTCATTTTGCAGCGATCACATACGGCTATCGAAAGATCGGAATTGCCACGAGTGTCAAGGTAAATTGGCATTACCGCGTGTACACAGAAATGTTCGGCGCAAAGTAGATCGGAGACTTGTCTCGTTCCTCGTTCTCAGCAATCGTCAAATACTTGTCCGCCTGCCCCTCAAGGTACTCAATCCTCGATGGATCGACCGCAGGAAGCTCCATAGCCATCCGATGCGACAACATCATCAGAACAGCCTCATACCACCGCTGAGGGATCTCTAGCTCGCCACTGAGCGAGCCAACGTCCATGATCTGCCGCGAATACCAAACCGTCATCTGCACAAACGGATCGCTAGGAACCGGCCACAGATACATCTCCGACTGCGGAATCGTGCGGTTAAACCAGTATTGAAAAGGCTGGTTGGCCGTAAAGTTCTTGTTCGGCAGGTTCGTATAGTCGTCACGATTCAACCGAGCCATCGTGATCTCGGTCGAGTTGTTCCCAACATAGAACTCACGCAAAGCTAGCGTCGTGCCGCTGTACGCCCGGATGCGGTAGTACATCACCGACTGCCCCGGATCAATATCAGTCCAAACCCACTGATTGTCAGTTACCGAAATTGCCCCAAGATTGTTTAACGTATTCCACGTCGTGTTGTCCGTTGAATACTCTAAAGTCACCGACCAAGTAGCACTGCCACCGCCAGAAACGTAAGGCAAGAACCCAATAGACCCTGCATAAACAGGGCTGGTGTACAGGATCGAAATGTTGCCGTTGGCGCTGCTTTGCTGGCAATACGTCGCAGTATCGTTGTCACCGACGTTATTAGTTACGCCGCCAGCAGAAGAAGAGTAAGAACCCGTAGGACGGCTCATCTTGCGATATAGCGCCTGCAGAACGTCGTTAGCCCCTACAGGAAGGCTATAAATGTACTGGTTGGCATTGAGCCCGAAAACCTTCTTATCAATCGCCCAATACTGAATACCAATATTGATCAGGTTCGATAAAAGGAAATACAGCGATTCTTTGGCTGAAGCAACCTGCTCAGAAGTAAGTTCTTCTGCAAGCTTTCCGGCGCGTCTTGCGCCGTGGTCAATCAACTTCTGAACATTGATTACCGTCGTGCCGACCGTGCCTGAATATGCCATTTCACCATCCCGGACAGTTCCAGCGTTTCATCGAAGCTCGCGCACGACTGCCCTTTTCGCTCTTCTCAGCTACAGGCCCCATCCGAGCGCAAAAGGAATCCCTACGTTTTCCACCTTCAGGCTGAGGCGCCTTTAGATGCGATCCCGTCTCTCTATTGTACTTCTCTCTGCCTTTTTCTGTAAGGCCAGCACCGCGTTCCGCAGGCAATTTCTCGCCACGGCCAATAGCTAAACTAGGACCGCCATCCTTCATCTTTGCAGTCTTTGCGGACTCTTTAAAGGCCTGAGCAGTTGGCGCTCCCGGAGATCCGGGTTTGCGCATCTTCTCGCCACTACCCTCAGCAATACGTTCCTGCTTTGCATGAATATTCGCGTACAAGCCACCGCCCTTAAACTTCTTACCTTCATCGGCTTTAGCGAAGTCCTTACCCACAGACGTTGGAATACCAACCTTCTTGGCAAACTTAGGGCTGTGGGCAACCGCCTCCATTAGGCGGTGTTGGGCTGGTGACTTGCTCGGCATGGTTAATCAGGGTTCTTGATTATTACAACGCTGAAGTTAGCAGAAACACTTGATGCTGTTGTTGCACTTGCACGAACCTCAAGGTCAGTTTTCTCAGGAAAACTTAGTGGATAGTTCA